GTATGTGGAAGTTTGTGGGAATTTGAAATAGTATCAACAACGGGAAACTGCATCACAAATCCTGCAGATACATTGACTGTCAACACAGGATTTGGACAATCTGTAACTGGAACCAAGGGAGAGTATGATGAAAAGCATCCAACAGTATCAATAGTGGATGCTAAAATGTATCAAGCAGATAAAACATACTCATTACCAGCATTGCCCATTGGAGGTATTAATGATAAAATATCCGTACTTAGAGATTTTAAGTTAGATATGAAAATGACTGACTCCATGAAATCACAAGCACTCTATTCTAACGGAAGCCAACAAACAACCTCAGATACAAGTTGTGGTTCTAATGCCATCTTTGCACCTTTTGGATTATCTGGTACTAATCCTGTAGACACACTGACTGTCAACACGGGATTTGGACAATCCGTCAAGCTTGAAAAAACTGGAGCATCGCAGGAAGCTTCAGTTATAATTAAAAATTTAGCAAAGCCAAAAGCTGCTGTACCACCTAAATGTGACGATTGTAAAAAGGCAAGTCCAAATAGTACAAAGCAACCAAAAGAGTTTAGCGATTTAATGGCTGATTTAATGGATGATGTTAGCTCATCAACCACAACAGCTGCATTATCGGCATTAATTAAAGAGTATGGAATTAGCAGTCGTGAGGGAGATAATTCACATTGTGATGGAACACCACTGCCATTTGTGTTTTCATTTACTTTGGATGGCATTGGTGGTTTTTCATTTGGACAAACAGTAACGTGTGACAGAATACCCGAAGATGTTAGGAAATCTTTTGTTTTTCAGGTAACAGCTGTAGAGCATTCAATTACGCCAAATGACTGGACAACAACAGTAAACACGGTAGCTAGAGCAAATTTTAGTAAATAAGCATGGAAAAGCAAACAAGGACCAGTGAATTTTCACAAAGACGTAACGACAATCTATATCTATACACTAAAGGAAATCAGTACAGCTTGGATGGTGAAAACTATATTGGTGAATATCATATAGATGGCATAACTCCTAGAACAGGACCAGTATCATCACCCAATTCAATAGATCTAGGCAGAGTATACACTAACAAAGATCATTATGTGTATGACAAATTGTTTTCTTTTGATGTACCAATCAATAGCACAATACAACCAAAACCATATATATACAGACCAACAGAGCAAGCATATGCCAATGGATATGATTTACGATACTTTGTAGAAAAAATTAATGACGAAAGAAGTTATGCTATTGAAATAGATGCAAATCAATTTGGATTAATTGGCAAAAAAGATGGTATTGATGGAGGATTGTATCTTTCAGCAACCGTAAAGTGGAAATTAACAGGGAATATAGATGACATAAGCACATTAAATCAGTTAGAACTACAACAAGCTTCCATTAAGATACCCACAATACTTTACTCAATAAAAAACTTTACAGAATTTGCACGAATAACTTTTGTTTGATTTCTGATATAATTTGGGTATAGTTGTGTACATGATAGTAGATTACGTTAGCCAATTAGATAGTTTTCAAGACAAGGTTGTGTTTCTATATCCCATATTAACGGATGACAGATTACACCACCATCACAATCCAATTATAGGGTTTGTTGTAATTGATGTAATAACAAAACAAACATTCACAATAAGCAACAACCACCAAGAAGGAGTCTTTCACACAAGTGATTTATCTTTTCTAAAAAATTGTAAGGTTTACTGTTATGACACTGCAGTCTTGAAATATGCTGGTTATGATGTAAGCACTTACATAGATGCAAAAATGCAATATTATCTTTACACCAACAATGGATACAGTACAGATACACCTAAAATCATATCCCACTACAATAGACTATACAATAACTGCTATAGAATAAATGAGTTAGTTTCACTAACAAAGCACGAAGAAATAGCAATGTCAATATTTGAGGAATGTTGGGTGAGAGACACACAGCCAGGACTATCCTTTTATCAGAACGAATTACTAAGTGCATTTCACAACATAGAGTGTAATGGATTGCACATAGATCAGCAGCTATTTAAACAGTCATTTGGCCAATCCCTAAGTAAGCATGACCAACTATGTTTCACACAATATAATTATTATACCTTAACAGGAAGACCAAGTAATAGATTTGGTGGAATAAACTTTGCAGCTTTAAATAAAGAGGATGGATCACGAGACGTTTTTACATCAAGACATGCAGATGGAATATTAGTTGAGTTGGATTTTAATTCTTACCATCCTAGGTTAATAGCATCGCTAATAGATTATGATTTTAAAAATGAAAATGTATATGAGCATCTAGCAACTCACTATGCAAACACAAGCAACCCAACTCCAGAGCAAATAGAATCAGCAAAAGAGGCTACATTTAGGCAACTTTATGGAGGAATACAGCATCAATACCTACACATACCTTTTTTTGCAAAAACAAATGACTTTGCAAATTATCTATGGAAGCTAATGGATAAGCAGGAATATATTGAAAGTCCAATTTCTGGTAGACGTATTTATCAACACAACCATAGCGATCTTTCAGTTGGAGTACTGTTTAATTATTTTATACAAATGTATGAGACCGAAAGCAATGTTTTAATATTAGATAAAATACACAAGCTGTTGAGTGATAAAAAAACAAAACCCGTACTTTACACATACGATAGTATATTGTTTGATGTAGAGAAAAGTGAATTAAACTACCTATTAGAAACGGTTATACCTAGCAGTATTGATTTAAACAAATATCCAGTGAAGATAAAGCAAGGTACAAATTATAAAAATATACGTGTTTAAGTGCAAAGTAAGATATTTATAAGAAATATTACAAGTTAAGTATTATGAAACTATCCGAACTTAGAAAAATGATCCGTCAAGAAGTAGCAAGTATACTTCGTGAGAAAAAAACAAAAAAAGGACTAACAGAATTAGAATCTGCAGTAGGTTCTGCAGATGAAACTGCAGTTGCAAAGTTAGGAACTCAAAAAGCAGAATTAGACAAGCAAATAGCAGCTTTAGGTGTAAAAAAAGCAGCACTAATGAAGCAGATGGATGCCTTAGAGAAAAAATAATGAGACCACAACTACTCTGCACATTTACCTACGTAGATAGGTTACCAATTAGCATCGAAGACATCTACAAGGCTTACGAACAAGAGCATGTCAGCAATATGAAATGCTATCATTACGCACATCTTCCAAACAATGTTATTTGCATTTACAATACGACTATCAGTGAAAGACGTCTAAAAGACACCATATCAATAAACCGCAAAAAAGAATCAAACACATATTACAGTATCAATGCACTAAACAGTCTAATACGCATACTGAACAATGGTGTTTTAGATAAATCCTATTTAATCAACTGGTTAGACTATGGTGATTCCATATTATTATCTGAAGGTGAAGAAGGTTACAAACAAATAAAAATTAAAGAATTAACCATATAAATTTGGTTAATAAATAAAATTTGCTTATATTTATATAAGAACAGGCAAGACAAGTTAAGGGTTTAAAAAAAGTAAGCGACGGCCGTTGCAAGTTAGAAAAAAAATCCCTATATTGAATAGTCAATTCGTTTAACAATTAAAAACAAGTAAATTATGGCGATCAATTTAGATCAAATCAAATCAAAGTTGCAACAAATGCAACAAGCAAGTATTGGAGGTGGAAACAAAACAAGTGAATACATTTGGAAGCCACCAGTAGGAAAATCCCAAGTAAGAATCGTACCTTACGCATTCGACAAAAACAACCCCTTTATTGAACTTTATTTTCACTACGAGATTGGAAAACGTACAATGGTATCTCCAATTTCTTATGGACGTCCTGACCCTATCGTAGAGTTTGCAGAAAAGCTTAAAAAATCTGGAGACAAGGAAGATTGGAAGTTAGGTAGAAAAATTGAACCTAAGTTTAGAGTGTATGCACCAGTTATAGTACGTGGAGCAGAACATGAAGGTGTAAAGTTTTGGTCATTTGGTAAACAAATCTACACAGAGTTATTGGGTGTAATCACAGATCCAGACTATGGTGATATCTCAGATTTAATGCAAGGACGTGATTTAACTATTGACCACATTTCAGCTGAAAAAGAAGGTGGATACCCATCGTTCACTGTACGTGTTAAACCTAACACAACACCAGCAACAGCAGATAAAGACATTGCAAAGCTTATTGTAGAAAGTCAGAAAAACATTAAAGACTTGTTTGATGAAACTAGTTATGATGACATGACTGCTATCTTACAGAAATGGTTAGATCCATCCAATGAGGTAGAAGCAGATACCAAAGCACCAAGCAAGTCTATTACAGGAGCTCAAACAGCAACAAAGTCAGAAGACATTACTTCAGCATTCGACTCATTATTTAATAATTAAGATTATGGCAAAGCAGACTAAAAAAGCTCCTGAGGAAATCTCAGGAAGAGATGAACTTGCGTCACTATTAGCAGACAGCTTAAACAAGCAATTCAAGGATTTTAAGGCTGCCCATTTTCTTGGTAGTGGAGAAGCATCACCAACAGATTTAACAGAGTGGGTCGGAACAGGATCCACTCTATTGGATCTGGCTATATCCAACAGACCAGATGGAGGATTTCCAGTAGGCCGAATTGTTGAGTTGCAAGGTATGGAAGCTTCAGGTAAAAGTTTGATTGTAGCACATGCTTTAGCTAACACTCAGAAAAAAGGTGGATTGGCTGTTTACATTGATACAGAGAACGCATTGAGTGAGGATTTTCTAACAGCTGTAGGTGTGGATGTATCTAATATGTTATATGTACCTTTAGAAACTATTGAAGATTCGTTTGAAGCTGTGGAGAATATTATTGAAACAGTTCGTAAAAGTTCTAAAAACAGATTGGTTACAATAGCATTAGACTCAGTATCAGCAGCTACTACTAAAATAGAACAAGACGCTGATTATGATAAAGATGGTTGGGCAACTGCAAAAGCTATATTAATGTCCAAAGCCATGCGTAAAATTACAAACATTATTGCAAAACAAAGAGTGCTATTAATTTGCACGTCACAATTGCGTGAAAAAATGGGTGTAATGTTTGGTGACAAGTACACAACATCTGGAGGTAAAGCATTAGGTTTCCATGCAAGTTGTCGAATCAGATTAAAGAATGTAGGTAAATTAAAAAGTGGTACTGGCAAGACTGAACAAATCATAGGAGTACAGACAGAGGCTCAGATAGTTAAAAATAGAATGGGACCTCCTTTCAAAAAAGCTACTTTTGATATTTATTTTAGCTCAGGTATAGATGATTACAACTCTTGGTTATCGTTAATGAAAGATTATGGCATTGTGAAATTATCAGGAGCTTACTACACACTAATCAACGAAGACACAGGAGAAGAAATTCGTTTCATGTCCAAGGATTGGAGAACCATGCTGACTGAAGATGATAGCTTAAAGCAATACTGCTACAGTAAAATTTGTGATATCTTTATCATGAGGTACAGACAACAAGACCATATTGACCCAGATCAAATATCAGTAGATGATGATTTGGATGGCATGTAATTAACAAATACAATTAGGTTACGATAGGCTCTTAAACCCCTGGTAAGTAGTGTGTAAGCATGAAAGTCAGGGGTTTTGCTTATGATTTAAAACAGTTGTTGGAAATACGACTATTAAAATGTATATTATCCATATGAATAAATATCAAAAATATCTTAATTATATTAAGGAAATAAAAACAGACAATACCGTCACTGACCAACATCGCAATAGTAGTGTGTTGATCGTTGACGGTCTGTGACTCAACACATTTATAAGAGCTTATGCTGCAAGCCCAGCAACGAATAGTAACGGAGAGCATGTAGGAGGAATCTCCGGATTTTTAATGAGCGTTGGATATGCTGTTAAAACAATTAATCCTACAAGAGTGGTTGTGATATTTGATGGCAAAGATGGCTCCTCTAAAAGAAAAGCAATATTTCCAGACTATAAAGCAAAGCGCAAAGTTAAAATCAGATTAAATAGATCTTTAGACGTGGATAGCCAGGATACACAATTGCTACAACTGTTTAGGTTAATAGAATACTTGGAAATAATGCCTATAACAACGATTACAATCGATAAATCAGAGGCAGATGATGTAATTGCTTATATCGCTAACAACTACCTTAAAAACAAGGATTCTAATGCTTATATCATGTCCTCAGATAAAGATTTTATGCAACTCGTAGATGATAGGATTAAAGTATGGAGTCCAACAAAAAAGAAAATGTTTGAGCAACAAGACGTGCAGTTGGATTTTGGAGTGTGTCCTCAAAACTTTGCACTATATAGATCTTTAATTGGTGACACAAGTGATAACATTCCAGGAGTAGTAGGTTTAGGAGCTCCTACCCTACTAGAAAAGTTTCCAGATCTATCAATACAACCCATGACTTTAAATCAGTTTTTTGACTATGCTCGAGTATTGGCAGCTGATAGCAAGGCAAAAATATATCAAAAGGTACTACAAGCAGAGAGTGATGTGAGAATGTACTATGAAATAATACAATTAAATGATAGTAACATAAACACAAGCAACAAGATGAAAATAATGGACTCGCTTGAAAGTGAGGTACCTAAACTAAGTAATATAAAGTTTCACACAATGCTTTTACAAGACGGGATGACAGCAACAATCAAGAACCCAGAACTGTGGCTTAGAGAGGTTACAAAAAAATTAGATCAACATTCGTTGGATATTTAAAAAAATAAGCTATATTAAAGTATGCAAGCAGATACATTATCATTTTACGGATCGGGGTTTCAAAATAAAGTACTAGCACTATTATTAAAAGATCGTGCATTTTTGCAACAAGTCCATGACATAATAGACCCAAAGTTTTTCTCATCGGAATCCAGTCAATGGTTAGCTAATACTGCATTAAAATACTTCTCAGAGTATAAGTCACCACCCACCTTAGAGGTTTTAAAGGTCCAACTAGATCAGGAGTCCGTAGATTTACTAAAGACAGCAATAGTTGAAAATATAAAAGAAGTACTGAAATACACAGATGCTGAGGATTCTCAATTTATTAAAGACAAAACATTAGACTTTTGCAAGAATCAAAAACTAAAAGCAGCAATCTTATCCTCGGTAGAGTTATTAAAGTCAGGTCAGTATGATCAGATTAAAGCTGGTATAGATGAAGCAATGAAAGCAGGTGGTGATAAAAATATTGGTCATGAGTATATATTAAACATAGCAGATAGATTTGTTGATAACATAAGAAGCACTACCAAAACTCCATGGGATGTAATAAATGATATTATGGATGGAGGACTTGGTAGTGGTGAGATGGGCGTATTTGTTGCACCAGCTGGTATTGGAAAGTCAATGGCGTTAGTTAATATAGCAGCTGATGCTGCAAGGAAAGGACTAAATGTGATATATTACACACTAGAGCTCTCAGAAACGTATGTAGGAGCTCGATTTGACTCACATTACACAGGCATACCTTCCCAAGATTTAAAATTTCATCAAGAAGAGGTAGTTGATTCATTAAAGAAAATTAAAGGAAAGCTTGTTATCAAGTATTATCCAACAAAGACAGCCACAGTCAACACACTATCGTCACACATTGACAAATGCATCATGCAAGGTATTAAACCAGATTTAATTATATTGGATTATGCTGATTTGCTAAGAGACACAGGAGTAAAAGGTTCTGTAAGAAATGATATCATGTTAGGTAACATTTACGAAGACCTAAGAGGTTTAGCTGGTATTTATCAAGTACCAATATGGACAGCTTCACAAGCCAACAGATCGGCATTGAATGATGATATTATTGAAGCAGATAAGATAGCTGAGTCTTATTCAAAGGTGATGGTAGCTGACTTTGTTGTGTCTTTATCTAGAAAGATAGCAGATAAAATATCAGGTACAGGTAGATGGCACGTAATTAAAAATCGATTTGGTCCTGATGGATTAACTTTTCCGAGCAAAATGAATATGTCAACAGCTAAGATAGACATTTATGATGAAAATACAATTCTTGGTAAAGAAGCAAAAGGTTTAATGCAAAATGATAGCGAAGTTGTACGTCAAGCTTTAGCAAATAAATTTGCAGAGTTGAGTAGTTTAATCTAACGATAAGACTATTTATAAAACACATATACATAACAAAAAAAAAATTAAAGATGGAGTTACAAAACCGAGAAGTCAAGTGGGGGGAGATTGGGTATATAACCTTTAAAAGAACTTACGCTAGAAGACTAAAAGAAGATTCAATAAGCTCAAAAACAGAGGAGTTTTGGCAAGTTGTTAAAAGAGAAATTGATGCATCAGACAAACAACTAGGTGTAGGTTTCACAGACGCAGAAAAGCAAAGATATTTCGACACTAGAATGGATCTTAAATGGTCAGTAGCTGGTAGATTCATGTGGCAGTTGGGAACAAAAACAGTCGATAAACAAGGATTACCAAGTTTACAAAACTGTGCTGGTGTAGTAGTTGATTCACCTATAAGACCGTTTACATGGACATTTGACATGCTTATGTTAGGATCGGGTGTAGGATACAACATACAAAGAGAGTATGTGTATCAATTACCAAAGGTTAAGAAGAAAGTAAAAATTGAAAGAGTTGATAATGCATCAGCAGATTTCATTATTCCAGATACTCGTGAAGGATGGGTTAAGTTTCTAGCTAAGGTATTAAAAGCACACTTTTATTCAGGAGAAGGTTTTACTTACAGCACACAATTGATCCGAAGCAAAGGAGCACCAATTAAAGGATTTGGTGGTGTAGCTTCAGGCCCAGAAGAACTTTGTTGGGGTATTGGTGAAATAAGCAAAATACTTAACAGTAGATCAAACCAAAAGGTAAAGCCTATTGATTGCCTTGACATAATGAACATTATAGGATTTATTGTTGTGAGTGGTAACGTAAGAAGAAGCGCACAGATTGCCATAGGTGATAGTGACGATTTAGAATTTATACAAGCTAAAAGATGGGATTTAAAATCTATTCCAAACTGGCGAGCAATGAGTAACAACTCAGTTGCATGTGACGATATTACAAAGCTACCAGATGAGTTTTGGCAAACATATGAACAAGGTGAGCCTTATGGAGTAATTAACATTAAACTATCTAGAAAAGTGGGTAGAGCAGGTGAAACACAGTACCCAGATCCAGATGTTGTTGTATTTAATCCATGTGCTGAACAATCACTTGGCAATTATGAAACTTGCTGCTTAGGTGAGGTTTATCTACCAAACATTGACACCTACGAGGAGTTGTTAGAAGTAATATCGTTTTCTTATAGAATGAACAAACACTCCTTAGCTTTAAAATGCTCACTAAAAGAAACAGAAGACATTGTACATAAAAACATGAGAATGGGTATTGGCATGACTGGTATACTCCAAGCAACTGAACAACAAAGAGAATGGTTAAAAGATGCCTACGTTTGGTTGAGAGAGTATGATAAAGAGTATTCAGCAAAGCATAATTTTCCACCAAGCATAAAATTAACTACGGTAAAACCAAGTGGCACACTTTCATTGTTAGCTGGAGTTACACCTGGAGTTCATCCAAACCCAGCAGGACCTTATTACATCAGAAGAGTGAGAATAGCAACAAACTCACCATTAGTAGATGTTTGTAGAAAGCATGGATTTCATGTTGAGCCAGTATTAAACTTTGATGGTAAAGAAGATAATAACACAATGGTTGTGGAATTTCCTTGCAAATTGCCTGAGACAACTCCAGTAGCTGCTAATTACACATGGAAAGAGCAGTTGGACATGGTAAAACGAATGCAAGAAGAATGGAGTGATAACTCAGTTAGCTGTACTGTGTATTATAGGAAAGAAGACTTAGAAGAAATTAAACAGTACTTAGCTGAGCATTATGCTACAAGCTTCAAGACAATATCGTTTTTGTTGTATCACGGTCATGGTTTTGTTCAAGCACCTTATGAGAC